CGGTCGCTGGCCTCCTTCAAGTCGAGAGTACAAAACTCCCTAGACTTGCTGGATTCCAATGCTAGCCTACCGTTAACCGTCTGATCATCGAACACGATGTGTCCGTGACAAGGCGATTTAGGGTGGGTGATAGCACGTTCGAGAAGTCTCCTACATCCTTGTTGAATCCAGATAGACTCCTTAGGGTGCACGCAAATTAAGCGTGGACCTCGGGAGTCCTTCGGGACTGCGTCAAGTCGCGCCACGATTTTATCGTGGAGCTGAAGTCTCGCCTGTTCTGAGTTAACCTCTATATCCCGATTACTCGGGAGACAGTGGAAATACTCATAATAGGGATAGAGTTCTTCGATGGGGGAGTAGATGCGGTCAAACTGACTCTTCTTATGTGGTTTAGCAGGGGGATAAACGGCCCCCGGCCCATGAGAAGGCAGTATTGCCGTCCAGTCGATGCGGTAAATAACCCGCCCGACTATTTGTCGCGCCGATGCGAACATAGCCTTAGGAGTATCTCTAAAATAGAGATCCCAATCAGCAATGCTCGCGTCAGTATCTTCGAAGGTGGCTTGCGCCTCCTTGAGTTGGTCATATGTAGGTTCGTTCTCGATCTTATAGCAGAACAAGAGTAGCTGTCTAATATATCGAAGGGTGTTTCCATCCATTGTGGACAGAAACTGATCCAGGAGAGGTTTTATCCACTCCGGGAAAACAGGCAAGGTGCCTGTTCCTTCGAGATACATTAACAGCTCTTTATCTAGCTTAGGACCTAGTTTAAGGACCCATTCATCAGTAATCTCTTCAGGGGCGCCTAGCGGCGTGCCTGATAATACACTAATGTCTGCTATCAGGCATCTATATGTTGTTATAACACACGGATGGACATTTGATTCAGACCTGACTGCTATGTATTGTGACATGGTACTAAGAGGCTCGTTCATTCGCTTATTGCGATGTTAAGCTTTAGTAACATAATGCGAAACTCATCTTTCCGGATTTCCCGGATTGGTGAGTCGACATGCTTCACGTACAGAGGCACAAAACAACCACCCGCCGGCATTTCTACCGTCAGATAATAGATGGTGTACTTGTCGGAAGCCGAATCCCAGGATCGGACAACGCTGTCCTGTATATCTGTGCCGTAATAATCAGCCGGAGCCAGAGCGGTATTATGCAGCAAAGCTGCATTAATCGCAATGTCTTCGATTAGACTTACGGTTAGGAATGACAGGCCAGCGCGGTCTTTGGCCGGAACACTTGCAGGTAACATTTTCATGTTGGTATTTTAACTAACGGATTTGTTATCTAACATTTGCCCAGCCTAGTATTGCTACTAGTTAGGTATCGACTACAACTGTCGAGCTAACAACACGTTACTGCTCACCGCCAGCGAAGATCTCCGTACGGAGGTCCAAGCCGTTGGTGTTGGTAGTACCGTGGATCAGGTTCACCATCTGAGCCTCAAGGGCTTCGATGATGGCCGTAGTAACCAGGGGATCGGTCGGACGCATCAACGTCAACTGCAGGCTAACGGGGCGGATAACTCCGTCCGTCATGGCCATGTAGTGGTCGAAGCGTACAAACGAACGGGTCCCAGATACCTTATATTTGGTATCCGTGTACGGGGCATGCTTAATGAGAAGCTTGGTGGGCAGTGATGCCCCCCGAGCAATCTCAGTTCGCTGCGATCCCGTTTCATCGGACCAGTTGAAGTTGTACGCAAGCGTACTAATAGTCAGGTTATTGTCCATGTGTTTGTACTGGATTAACGTTTAGCCCTGAGGTTCGCGGCAAATGTGCCGAGCAAAGCAGCCGTGAGGCCGATTTGCTTCTTTCCAAACCTCCCGCTCAAACCAACCGTTGTGGTTGGGACGAACGGATCTCTGGCGTAGTACGATATATCACTGTTAGCGATCTGGGTATCGTCAACACTAGAAGTAAGCGAAGGTGCATAGCGGAGCTTTTTGATCTCTGCCAAGCACTGCCACTTGCGACTAAGGCAACAATCGGTTACTTTCTTGGTACTACCCGTAAGGGTATTATCCAAGTAGTTAACCACCCCAGACAAGTCAAGGAACCAGTCTACTACAAAGGAGAAAGGAAT